TTTCTTTTGCTCAGCTAGACCATGATCGTGAACCTCAATGAAATAATTTTCCTTACCAACTATTTCTTGCATCTTAGCTGCACTAGCAAGTGCAAAATCATAGTCCCCCCTAAGAAGTGCTTGTGCCACCTCTCCATTAAGACAGCCGGAAAGAACGATTAGGCCATCACTATAGGATGATATTAGATCATGATCAACTCTAGGCTTAACGTAGTAGCCTTCAAGGTATGACATAGAAGATATCTTAATTAGATTATGATACCCAATATTATTTTTGGCTAAAACCGTAAGATGGTATGGACCTCTTTGCTCCCACTCATTTTTTGCTGGGCCAGATCTTTCTTCTTCATCTCTATCAAACCTAGTTTTTCTAGCTTGATACAACTCAGAACCAAGTATCGGTTTAACACCAGTAGCTGCACCTGCGTCATAAAAATCTAACCATGAGTGTATGTTTCCATGATCAGTTGTAGCTATACCAGACATACCAAGAGATTTAGCTCTATCTAAATATTGCTCTATGTCACCATGACCATCAAGCATTGAGTAGACAGTATGGTTATGTAGATTCGTCCAATTTTTCACTAAATACCTCTACCACGATCTGAATCTTTTATTGCAGAATCTCTTGTTTCTGAATAAGTTATAATGACAACACCGCCACAATACTTACAAGGTACTGGCTTTCCGCCTTGCGCAAAGGGGCTATTGTACATGTATTTTTCTGGTTGATCTGAATGACATTCAGAACAAACACCTATAACATCATCTGGATTATTTATATTCACCATAGATCACTCACCTCCTTTCGATACTGAAACATATGCAAATCTTACTGGAGAAGGAGAGGAAGCCTCATCGGTTTCCACATACCTATCTCCTATTTTTACCCACTTATTTCTTTTCTCTAAAGAACAGTCGCCGCAGCCGACACCTGCTGAGTTTGCCCTATCACATGTATATGGCCTACCGCCTATGCCCAACTGTCTTCTCTTTATCCAGTCATTTATGTGACTCATACTTTTTTCGTAATTATAATCATCACAGTTACTTAGTATACCATGTAAAAACTTTATTGACTCTTCCGTATATGAAAGTACAGAACAGAGGAAAAGTCTTGCCTCATGCTCTAAGAACTTAGTATCTATAGCTTGCTGCCAAAGTCTTTTTACTGCTGGACAACCTTCGACCAATCTTTTCGGAGTAAACTCCTTACCGACCTCTTTAAACTCTCTAAAAGCTTCTGAACCATGCTTGTTAAAGTATGTTAGAAAATCTTTTGATCTCTCCTTATCGATCTCAGCCTCATATATATGATTTCTATACCACTCATTCGCTCTAGCATTAAACTCTGGATACTCTCTAGTGGATGTTTTTCTTTCCTTGCAATAGTTTACTATTTGATCAAAGGATGAGCTCATTAACTCCTGAGGTATAGCATTCTTGTGTAAGCCAGTGTCTTGATGTTTTGATCCTGGAAGTCTCCACATTCTTCTAGCATCATAAACACTGAAGTCCAAACTCTCAATACCAACTTCGTCTTTTATTTGATTTGCTATCCATCTAAAAATATTAGGTAAATTATTAGATGGATTTATACCTAAAGCTTGAGGTTCACATTCTATATGAAACCCTTTTTTACCCGTAAAGTACATGGTAATGGATTCCTCTGGCACATACTGAAGTAAGTAATCTAAAAGTTTATTTGTCTCAACGAAAGATATTGATGGATCCTCATTATCTAGGTCAAAATATAGCGGACCAAGTCTTACGGCATCATCTATATTCCTAGAATCGTAATGCCAAACAGAAGTGTACAATCCAGTATTGCCGTTTTGATCCCTAAACTCTTCTAACTTATCTATATCTAACATAACAGGATCATCGCCGTTTTTAATCCTTATCACCCTAGACAAATCGGGAACATACCTAGCTAGCTCTACGTATCTCCATCTATATAGGTACTTTGCTGGATCAGAAGGTATTATCATATTTGCGCCCTAATCTCATCATCAAGTATGTTTAAGCTAGCAACCTTGCTTCCCTGCTGCATAGCTGATGAATGAGCTCTATAGTATACAGATTCCTTAATTAAAAAGTCAATTGACTCTATAAGAAAATATCTGTTAGCTATTCTTTGCTCTTTAGACTTTTCTCCATTGTTCATTTATCAAATCACTATCCTCTATAAAAACGTGCAATTTACTGGCTATATTATCAGCTAAATGCACTATATAATCTAAATAAGTTATTGGGTAAGTCTCTGGAACTGGAGACCAAGGGCCCAGGTGACATCTTATTAGTCGCATTATAGTCTGAACCGCTTCCTCTTGCACAAATAAGGTGCTAGAAGAACTATCATCTCCATACTCCTTATCGTTATCTATGCATCTCTCTATAAAAGATTGCGCTGTATACGGGTGCATTGGATCATAGTGGAAGGATTCATCTTCGCCGCTCTTAATGCCCTTGGTTATATCATGCAACAAGCATGCAGCTATCACAAGATCTCTTTCTTCATCAGAAAGAACATATGAACTGCTCATTACCGATGCCACCCTAACAACTCGTTTGGTATGCAACATATTTCCACCCACACCATGCTCATCTGGCGGATGATATTTCCCAGAAAAACTTGAAGGAATCTCCCAAAAGCTTGCAGATTTCACCAGTACAGATCTCACAAAACTTTTAATATCATCGTCTTTAATAATATTAATTTCGTCAAGAAGATCTTTCAAAACCTCATCTTCGTTTTCCAAAGAGTCTTTTCTATTTGAACTTATAATCTCGTCTAAAAAATTTTTACTCATTTCCATCCATTCCATTTTGAGCAGGGTTCGTCAAAGGGGCACTTCTTACAGTATGGAGTCAGCCCTCTTCTGGGAACCAAAACTTCCTTACTGTATATAGAGTCACACCAATAATCTAAAGATTCTTTATCTTCATATGAAATATTATATTCACTAAATTTAATATTATCAGACATCAAATCTACATAACCAAACTTAGCCGCATCAACTCTATCTGGGTGACGAGTTTTAAAACCCGCATACATAGAAGAGAAGTCAACTTGATACATATAAGTGTTTGAGTTCTTGTAGCTAAATAAAAATTTAACTACATAAATATCATTATCTAACATATAGATTAAATCGAACTTATCTTCTATTCTTATGTCTCGATTAATCTTTGCTATGTAATCTTCTGATATGGCTATTGGAATAATATTTGTATCTGAATATTCTTCATAGAATCTCAACAGTATTCCAGCGGCCTTAGTTGTAAGACTTGCAACGTTTCCATAAAGACTTTCATGCTGATCATTTATAATGTCATAGGCATCTGTGTTTTTAGGAAACCATAATTTCTCCCACCTATTTATTATAGAAGAATAAGAAGGAGTCGTACCAGCCTGCTTTTTGTACCAGAAGTAGTACAATATGTTTTTTATTGTGCTTTCAAATCTTAATGTATATATTTCTCTTGAGTATATTTTCTCTGGATATTCTTCGACATGCCTATACCCATATAGTCTTTCACATATTTGAAAATCTTTTATTGAATCAGTACTTAAGACTAACATTAATCAAATCCTTCTCCACTTAATAAATCACTAAGGTCAGAACTTTCTGAGTATGAACTACTACTTACCACTTCGTACTCTTCATAGTTTTTTCTTTCGTCCACATATCTCACCAAAGGTGGATCATAAACAAATGAAGAACCAGTTATTCTATTTTTAGGTATTTGTAACTGCATTACCGAATCATCTTCAGTCTCATCATCTGTTGCTAATCTTTTTTCAGTTATAAATATTGTAACTGCACACTTTTGCTGAATAGCTAGTGAGCCACCAGTGTCAGACTGTTGAACTACTTCTCTTTTTTCCTTCATTCTGTTAGAATTTTCTTGGGCAGTTATTATCAATACGCATCCCAAATCTCTAGCTAACTTTTCTAGCTTTACCATCATCTCTTCAAATTCACCCCACCTAGGCTTACCTTTACCACTTCCTCTGGTAAACATCGATTGGATTGTATCTATAACAACAATGTCTGGTAGAGCCTGATCATTACCCACAAGACTTCTAAGCCACTTCTCTAGATCTTCAAAATAGGGAGTATCAGGATCATGTCTTACCATTAATCTATCTCCCCAACTATCTAATCTCTCCCTAAACTTAGAAACCCTAACAGCCTTATCTTTTTCTGACCACTTATCTAACTCTGAATAAACATTCTCACCTATGACCTGAGTCATAAGTATTCTTTCCCAGTGACCTATTGCTTCTTCAAAGTTAACAAATAGAACTCTGTAACCATTGTCTAACCAGTTGTTGACCAGGCACTTAGCAAACGTGCTCTTACCTTTACCTGATGGAGCAATTATGGCGTGAACTGCTCCCCTAAAAAACCCGCCCTCATCGGTATACCCCATTGCTCTATTCAGGGATTTAAACTGAGTAGGAACAAAATCAGGTATATCTAGTAGAGCGTCGATTCTATTTGATATATCTTTTGCTGTAGTTATATCATCAAATGGATTATGCTTAGTTGCGGACTCAAGATCTTGAATAGACGAAATCAATAACTGTATTCTTGACTTATCCTCATCAGTCTTTAATCCCTTTTTAGAGACAAGAAACTCTAGCTCTCTTAAATTGGCTTCCTGCTTCTTACGAAGTGCCTTATACTTAACTAGCTCAGTGACCGACTCAACATTAGGCGAATCTAAATTAGATATATACTCCAGCATTACGTCTAGGCCAGTGGAGCCACCTAAAGCATTGTATATGTCCGTCTCAGACTGTAGCCAAGACTTAAAGGCTAAAGTGTCTACAACTGGTAGATTTGTAGCTCTATAGTACCCCAGCAAAGCGGAGTAGAATTCATGTACACCTTTTTCGCCATGTAGAAGTCCGACAATTTCATCTGGTAAGTTCTTATCAAAGAATTCTATAGCACCGGGTTCTTTTAGTGCAAGAGCAAATACATGATATTCTAAAGGAACGTTTTCGGATACTTCATTCTCTGTTACCATCAAATTTAGCTCTCTTAATCTTTCTATAATATTCTTTGCGTCTCTCTGAGTTAATCTTTTTCATCTTCTGATAATAATTAGATGAAGTGATTGACTTATTTTTGTTATCATCTGCCTTAATAGGCGTGTTTCTGATAGCGTCTAACATTCTATCATAAACACTCTTCTCAGTCAGGGAGTCACAGTATCTAAAAACAACTAAAGCTATACCATTGTCCTTACAGTACTGCGCCTTTATATCATCACGCTTCTGAGCTTCTTCGAAATCATATTTTGAATCAAAAAATCTACTTGTATAATAAAAATGTTGACGACCATGATACTCTGCTGCCAACTTAAATCTAGGGCAGTAGACATCTAGTTTCATTCTATTTCCAATATGATGTTCATTAATGATTTCTTCGCCTGGTAAAAGTTTTTTCATAATAGCAGTTAGGGCGGTTTGACCTCTAGACATTTTTTTTCTTGAATTTTTCAACCAGGATAAACCCAAACTGTTAATCATCTTATTCACATCATTAACAGTAGTATCCATTTCTTTAGCAATACTAGAAATAGACATATTCGTTTCAAAGAGTAAATCCGTCAAAAAATCTAAATCATCTGAGTCAAACCTACTAGATGAATTCTCTTTTTTCATGATTACTTTCTGTTATTTTTAGCAACTAGTGCGAGTGTCTTACCAAAATCTATTAGAGGAATATCTAAATTTTGCCACACCTTTGGCAATAGGCCAAGACCCATGACTCCACAATCTAGAATGCAGTAATCTAACTCGCCATCTAACTCAGACAACTGCGCATAGACGTCGTCAACCTTGTCGTAGTAATTATTATATGGAACAGTAATTACTCTTATATTGTGGCCAAAAGTTTTATTTATTATCTTTGAATCATGAAATGTAACTATAGCTGTTTTTGAATACCTAATATAATGATCGATAAAAGAGTTAAAAGTCTCTCTATCATTAAGGTAATAATACTCAAAAATGTTTGAATAGTAATAACTTGAATTCTTATTCAGCCCTATTTTGTAGTGCCTATTTTCTGCAACGTCGTCTTTAAGGGTATGGGAAACTGCTTTAAAGATTCTTCTATCATTAGATCTAAGAGATTGAATGACGTTTTTTGCAAATGAAGATGGAAAAGAATTTTCACTATTTTTGCTGAGAGCGACTACGGCTGCTTTAGGTATATTAATGTAACTAAACTTTTTCTTTTCACTCATTAATTGAGTGACACTGATTATTGATTGTTTTTGATCTAAGAAAGTCATTTCTTACTCCTGTCAGGAAAAAATAGAGTTCCAGTTTATTAATACTGGATCCTTATCAATTATTGAATTAATATGATTTAAATTATGAAATTTACCACCATCTATATTTGAATATCTTTCATACTTAGCGAGCTTGTCTTCATCTCTTATGTAGCCCAAGTGCTGCATCACTAAACCGGAATCGATCCAAAAGTTTCTTCTTTGAATCCACTCAGCAACGTAGGTTGGCTCTGAGCCACAAGCTAGTTCTCTGTTTAAGAACTGGCCATTGTTTAGGTATCTAAATATTCTTGAGCTATTGTTTGGTGCCCACAATTTATCTACTCTATACTGATCCTCGTTCCACATATGATGAAAACGAACATTTACTACATCATACTCAGAAGAATTT